TAATGCTCTTAACATTTCACTTTCATATCTTCGTTCTAATTCTCCAGATCTTTCTGGTGAAACTTTTTGACTTAAATAATATGCAAGTCCTGACATCATACATGGATAAAATCTATTAACTATGTCTGATGTATAATTATAGGATCCTGCATCTTGAATTCTTGCTAGATAATAAAAACAAAATTGAAAATTATTTGGTGAGCTTGTGCTTGATACACTTGAACTTGGAGTTGTGTATAAAAAAATACTTGGATTTAATTTTCGTTCTACATAATATTGTGATGGTGTACCTTTAGCTAATTTATTTGGTGTAGCTGAATAAGCTGATCTATCTATTTTAGTTAATGCAATATCTGCTGGTGCAGTTGCATCAGAATTATTTCTATAATAAGCTTCTAATACTGAATCTATGTCTTCAGGAAAGTTTGTAGAATCAGATGCAAAATTGTATTCTGCTTGACCTTCTACTAAAGGAATCTTTGCAAGTTTAACTTTCCATAAATGAACTCCTCTGTTACCCCATTCTTGAAACATTACATTTAAAGATCTTCTAGCTGATCTTAATTGATATCCAGTTCTAGTTCCTAATACACCTGTTCTTTCGTAAGCTTCTTCAATAATTTCATCTATTTGAGGATTATATTCTGCTTCACCAGAAGTTGGTGAGATAGTTTGAGCAGAATGACCCATACCTGTATGAGCAGTGCAATAATAAAATAATACAGGTGCTCCAGTTTTTTTAACGGGTGCAACAACTATTGTTACTTTAGCTCCACTTGTTCCTGGAGTTCCAGTTGTAGTTACACCAGTTGTATAAGTTGCAGCTGGGTCATTATTTGGGTTTGTAGAAAAAGCTAGTTGATGTGTATCGTTTGTCGAATCAGATAAATCAAAAATATATGTATTGCCTTCATTTAAGTAAAGGACAGGACTAACCTCACCGTTAATATAAAATTTATTACCGGTTCCATATTGATTAGTGCCACTTGCTACAGTGACTGTATAAGTAATTGTAGCCATTTAAACTCCTAGCCGTGTAGCAATGTTACCGAAGTAGCTGTTGTTGCAATCTCAAACTTCAAAGCTGTAGATGCTCTAAAACCTGTTCCTGGAAACTGCATGTATGTAGTTGAACCTGGACCATTAGTTGTGTTTGTAGCTGGAATTAAAAATTCAGCTAACACAGTTGAGTCATCTTTTATTTTAACTGTAGTTGCAGCTTGTCCACCTTCTTTAGATACAAAAAGACCTAAAGCTCTGCCTGGTGCTCCTGTGCCAACTGCATTGTGTGTAGTCACAGTTGAAGCTGTTGTTGATTTTATATCTACTGGATATGTACTCATTTATTTTCTCCTATTAAAATTAAAGTGTGGGCCGAAGCCCACACCAAATTAATTATTATGAAAGGTTATTGTTCTGCAAGTAATTAATAGTTACTGTAGCAGCACCTGCTGATGCATCGTTGTTTGCACCATTGTAGATGTAACCAACTCTAATATCAGAAGTTCCAATATCTTTCCAGTTTGCACAAAGTGCAGCTGTTCCCATTGCTATTGAACCAGCTGCTGAAATGTCTGTATCATTAACATACAAATCAGTATCAGCTGATGAACCAACCTCAAGTATATCAGCACCTGAATCGTTAAACGCAGTTTCTACGTTAACGTCAACAGATACTATTTGAGAATTAGCTGGGATCACAACGTTTGTATCCGTTGCTGCACCTTCTACTGTGTAATCAAAAGAAAATGTTTGAGACATTAATACTTGTCCCGTGTTTTTTACATCATCTCCAACTGTAGTACCAGTAGTGTTTGAAATCGTTCCCGCTTTAATCGGTCCCGAAAATGTTGTTGTTGCCATGTTTATATCCTCCTAGTTTTCCGAACATAGTCTCTAGGCCGTCGACTATACGCGTCTATGTTCTAATTAAATGTATAGTGAGTAGAATATATAGTAAATTTTAATAGAGTGCAAGAGAGCCTTATAATGAATGTACGTTTTCAACGATGTAGCTTTTTTCTACGTAGCTACAGATACGCTTGGTGCTGCATCTTCAACTTTATTGACTGTTTGTGCCAATCTAGCCTCCTCCATCTTAATATCAGAAATAACTTCTCTGACTTTATGGTCTATCTTAACCATATCAAGAGTATATCTACCCTCGTTAAGATGATGCTGCTCCCAATCCAGTTCCAGCTTCCTTTTCTGCTTGTAAAGGTCTGAAAGTGTTTGCATCTAGGACCTCCTCATAGGTAATCCATTTTTTTGACGAACTTGTGTATCCGTCTTTTTCCCATTTTACACCTTTTTCTCCTAGTTTGTCAACTATTGAATTCTCAATAGACTCAGCGCTGTCTTCTGCTTCAACTATGAATCGCGCATGATATCCATACGCTCTGATATTAACTAGAAATTTTGTCATGATTATTCACACCTTATCATAAAAAAAAGGGGCCCGAAAGCCCCTTTTTAAATTATTTATTTTAACGATTATGTTGCGTTAGAACCGAAAATACCTCTAGGGTCTGAGAATCCGAATACGTATCTCTCTCTAGCTTTGTATCTTACGTTTCCTGTATCGAAGTCACCTTCCATTGAAGTTTTGATAGGTGCTCTTACGAAATGCTTAAGACCGTTAGGTACATCTGTTTTAATGAAGAATTTCTTCGCAGAAGTTAAGTAGTGGTTTACTACGTAACCTTGTGGAATCATTCCCATTGACGCAATTGCGTTAATGTCATTATCAGCTGTGCCTACTCTGCCAGCAGACTTCATCAGTCTTTCAGCAGTAAATTGTAAAGCAGAAGGAATTATTAATTTCGTTCCTTGTGCTGCAATTTTTAAGCCTCTTTCATCAGTAAACGCCGCGATGTCAATCAACGACTGTTCTAATGAAGTTTCGTTAAGTTCAGCAGCTGTCGTTAACTCGTTTGAGAACGTACCAGCTAGTGTAGGGTGGTCAGTAGCGCAAAGCTCCTTCGTATCCCCACCAGCAAAGTTTGAATCAAACGCGTTGTTCAATACTGCTGCAGCTTTAACTTGCTTCGTGTTTGCCATAGATCTTGCTAAAGCTTTTGTATATCTAGACGCAAGTCTGTCATACAAGTTGTCCTCGATCGCTTCTTCAGTGATCGCAAAAGCAAGTGCTATTGTTTCGTTAGTGTAACGTGCTGTGAAAGTTTCTTGTGCATCATCAAATGTTACACCTTGACCTTCAGGTTTTACTGCCGCATTCGCGAAACCAGATAACATTACTTCTTCTTCAAAAGCTCTGTCAGATGTTTCCGTGTCGAATATTTCAGCATGCTCGTTAGCATATTGTTTATACTCTAGTCCAAATAGTGCATTTAGACCAGGCTCTAGTTCTTTAACTAGTTGTGCTCGTGATATTGCCATAGTTATATACTCCTATTTGTTATTAAGCGTTATACAAGTTACTTGCAGGTAAGAATGTAACAATTATGTTAGCACCAGCTGCCGTAAGATCTTTGTTTTCAGGATCTTCCGCGCTTCTTACTAATCTAAATTGTGAGTTCGCATCTGCACCAGTTTTCCTTAACGTAGAGATCGATTGACCATCTTTGTTATCGGTAGCTGTGTAATTGTTCATGTTCATTGCATTAACTGCGCCGAAGTCAGCCTGCACAATTGCAGAGTCTGCTTTAACAACATATTCCTGATCAGGATTGTCGTTAACAAACGCGATAATGTCATTTGAACCTGTGTTATAGTTTTTGGAAGTAGCTTGCGCTGCAACCACATTGTTTGAAAACGTAGGTTTTCCAGTAGAGTCAATAAAGAATGCTCCGTTGAATACGCCTATGCACAAACCATTAGGTTGTCCGCCACCACCACCACCATTGTTGGCCCAAGCGTTTCCGCCTGTTCCACCGTCATCAAGTGTTGTAAACGCGGCATCTTGAATGTAACCCTGATCTCCATTCGAACTTTGAACAGACATTGGATCACCTTTGTTTGACGCTACACCTGGTGCCGTTTGGATTTTGTACTCAGATTGTCCTGAAGTAGCTGGAGTATTACCAACATTCATTACCATTCTAAGACCGAATCCAGTTGTACTAGCATTAGCCATAGTTGTTTCCTTTTCTTATGTACCTGCTCCGAAGAGCTTCCGGTACGGGTTAATTTGTTGGGTAGGAATTGCTAAATAATTAGCTTTTCTTTGTACCACCAAAGGTTACACTAGATGAAGATTCATTATTGAATTTCATCCCAGCTTGCCGTTCCTTCATAAGATCGTTGTTTATAGCTTCTTCTTTGTCTCGAGTTCTTTGTTTGTAGTACTCGTCAATTTGAAGTGCGATCTCTTCTGGTATCCTTGCCAGCAAAAGGCCACCTACTCCTATGATCCCTGCGTATCTACCTTCAGACATTTGTGGATAATCTTGATCGGGATATTCATCAGCTCGAACTAATTCGTATCCTTCTCTTAAAGACGCTGCAACATTTTTGGTATCTTGATACCCCATAGTTTCAGCTCTAATCCACTGATGACGAAAGCCTTTTGGCGCAGGCGGTGCATCGAGTGAGTTGGGTGGAGTCCAAACTTTTTTAGCTTCCGCTTTAGTTCTAGTTTGACTCGCACGTGAAGTTTTTTGTTTATCTTTTTCCATATGCTTATACTCCTTCCGTGATTTTTACTTGTTTTGCATAATCTTCGAGTGGCACACCTAATCTTTTAGCTATTGCTACCTGTGAAGGTGTGAGCTTAACAGTTTTTTTGCGACCTTGGGGGGCTGATCGTTTAGCCGAAGCTACATTTTGAGCAGGTTTTGCTCTTTCTGTAGTTGTACCCGCCATCTTATCAAATTTATGCGGAAATTCAAGTCTTATTCTTTTGTCAACTTCTGCATAATATTCGTCAGTTTTTGGATCATATCCTTCTTCTTCTACAAGCTTTTTGTGTATATCAAAAGCCGTATAAGTCATAGCTGTGTCGTTTCCGAACCAACTATTGTTAGAAGCCCAGTCTTCTGCTTTAGGATCTGTAGGTATGTTAGCACCAACTCTTCTTTGCGGAGTAATATTAACCTGTTTTTCAGATTGCACTTCTTCCGCAGCTTTAAGTTGTCCAAGTCTTGCGGCATCAGAATTTAATCTTGCCATCTGTTCTTGGGCTGATACTTGACCATCTACATCTCCTGCTTCAATAGCAACTTTCAGAGCTTGTCTTGCAGCGTCCATATTTGTTTTGACTCTGTTTTCAAATTCCGAAACATAAGATTTATCAAGTTTAGAAAGTTTACTTTCTAAAATGTCTTTATCTTGTTTAGCTGATTGAGCGTAAGCTACTGCTTCCTCTCTTTGCCTCTCTGCTTCTCTCATCTTACGAGTTAATTTAGCAATACGTTTTTGAACGCCTTCACTATATTTTTCTAACTCATCTTCTTTTTTCTCTTCTTTTTTTTCTTCAACAGGTTTTTCTTCTTTTGCTTCAACCTGTTCTACCTCTATCTTTTCTTCTTCTTTTGCAGCATCCTTTTTAGGTTGCTGTTCATCTAAATTAATTTCAGTTGCTGATTCATCACCATCGCCTACATCAATTAGATTATCTTTTTTGTTTTCTTCTGGCATAGTTCCTTCCTATGTTAAATGTAATGAAGAAGATCTTCTGGATCTTTAATCGTACCCAGAACTTCATCATCGTTTATTATACGCACTTCTCCGCCTTCTATTGGTAATCTTGAGCCAGCGTATCTGGCAAAGATAACCCAATCTCCTTTTTTGCACCACGGCGATTCAAACTTATCTTTATCTTTGTATGCTGTCGGGCCCATTTTTAAAACATAACCGCATGTGGTTGCAATTCTTGCTTTGTCTAATTGTTCTTGTGAAAATAAAATTCCACCTTTAGTTTTTTCTTTAGGTGTGAATGGTAATAATAATATCCTGTAACCAGAAGGTTCTGGTAATTGATTTATTAAACCATCAATGTTATCAGGATCTAATCTTGTTGCGTGAGATTCTTCTTTTGCTTCTTCTTTGTATTTTTCTTCTAGTGCATTGACTAGTTTAGGAGTGTCCTTTTTGGTCTCCGATGTCGATAACGTTTCCTTGCTCATTTTTTTGCTCCTTATAGTTTAGCAGGTTAGAGATTTCCTGTAATATTATTTGGTAGGCGTGTGCCTGTCCTAATAAATACTTGTATTTTTCCATATTGTCAACACCTCCGCTCATCATTGTTTCTTCTATTTGAGTTTCGGCTTTTTTAATTGCTTTTTTAATTTTGTCTATTATGACTAGGTCTTCCACTATTTGACCCACCTTTCAATTAAAGTAATTTTCTCTTCAGCTTCTTTAATTTTATCTAATTGTTTATCTATTTCATCTAAATGTTGTGGATGTTCTCCTATTCCAACAGGATGTTTAAGATAAATATTAACTGTTGCTATTCCTTCTGCTATTTGTGCTTCGTATCTTTTTTTAAGTGCTTCTAACATTTCCATCTTCTTCTAGCCTGACGTAGTCTAGAATTAGGATCTTTAGCTGCCTTTGGAAATTTTTTCATTTGACCTGCGCTTCTTGCACAGTACGACTTACGTCGGTTTGCAGCTTTTGACCCTTTTTTTACTTTACCAGTCACGGCTGTTTTTAATTTAGAACCGGGATTTTTTCTTCTGTAGGCCATGACACCGGCTCGAGTCATTCCTGCTCCAGACTTTGTAGGTCTAAAGTTCTTTTTATTTCTTGCAGGCATATTATCCTGTCTCCTCACGCTAATCCTCCCATACCCATATTTTTTCTTTTTGCAAACGTTCTTACGTTTGTTGGTTTACCACCAACACCTTGTGCTTTACTTCTTTTCCTTGCAACGGCACTCCGTCTCTGGGAGTCTGTCATGCTTGCTGCTTTGGCAGCAGGCACGCACTTTGGATACTTTCGTTTTGAACCACTTGCTGATTTTCTTCCACATTTTTTAAAACCTCCGCCTTTCTTCTTGGCGCCTATATCAACCCAATCTTGTTTGAACCACTCTTTTAGACCAGCCATTATCTAATCTCGCAACCTCTACCTTTTTTAGCAAGACCTCCACTAGCATATCTAAATTTGTTTTTTAATCCTTTTCTATTACCTTCTCTCTCTTTTGCCCTGTTGGATTTTAATAGATTTAATTTTTTTCCGCCTACTTGAACACTTGGACCTTCTCTTCTCATTTGGCCGCTTCTTATTTTGTTAATTCTAGAAATTTGTTTGTCTGTATATTTTTCTTTTTTCATTATGCCTCCATTACGTTTACCTGCTGGTTTAGGTCCTTTAAAATCTTTTCTTTTTGTACCAGATGGATCTTTAATTTTACCTGCACATATTTTAGATGCGTAGGCATTTGCATATGCGCTTGGGTATACCTTGAATTTTCTTTTTGCTGCTGATTTACCTCTAGGACAAAGTTTAGTCATTATTTTCTCGCTGTTTGTTTTGCTCTTTTAAATTGAGCTGCTGTCGGTGCACCCTTTGCACCTTTTTTTCTCATTTTACCACCACGTTTTCTTTTAGCATGTATGTTTGCGTATAGCCCTCTACGTGCCATTATTTATTTAACTCCCTAACTATTCTTTTCTTTTCAGATTTTAAGTTTCTTTTACCTCTTCTAGAATATGCTTTTTCAGAATCTACTCTTCCAAGTTCTTCTAATCTATTCATTCTTCTAGTGTTAGCTCTTCCACCTTTTCTAAACACGCCTCTACCTTTTAAAACATCAGCTCTAGTAACTTTGCCATCACCAGTTAAGTCAGGAAATTTCTTTTTAACTTTACCGCCGGATGCTTTATTAATTCTCTTTTCCATTTCTGCTGCTGTAAAAACTTTACCACCTAACATTTTAGTTTTACCTTTGTAGTCAGCTTTTTTATAAGCATCACTACCTGTTATTTTTTTAATCTCTTTTTGAGATTTAACCTTACCGCCGTCTGCTTTATGAGTTCTCATTGGTTGTGGTTTTAAAGGTTTGCCACCTTTACCTGTTGGTTTAGGTCTTAAGACACCCAGACCACTTGGTCGAAGTGCTCTACCTGTCCCTTTTATTTGTATGCCATATTTTTTAGCCATTATTTTTTCCTTAGTTTGTTAAGAGTCATTGCAAATCTAGCTCGTTGTCCTAACTTACCTGGTTTCTTTGCAGCTGCTCTCAATTTAGAAGCAGGAATCTTTTTACCTTTCTTTATTTTTAAAGATTTTCTTAAAGCTCCCGGCTTCTTAATTGCTTTTTGTATAAAATTTTTAGACATTACTATCTATTAATTCTACCTTTTTTCTTCATCTTGCTACCGAATTTTCCGTAAGACTCATCTCTGCTAGCTTTTAATTGTTTAGCAGTTCTTTTCTTTTTAATTCTCATAGCAATAGATTCATCTTTTCGAGCTTTGTAACCTTGTTTCTTCTTACCAACTTTGCCACCTTTTTTCATAGCGCCTCTGTCCATAAGTTCCGTAGGTCTTCTTTTAGCTCTAGAACCAACTCCGTATCCTCTTGAATACATCATCTCGCCAGTTCTGCCACCCATTCCACCGCCTTTTAAAGCTTTTCTAGAATTAGCAACTTGTTTGTTAAATCTTGGGTTTGCCATTATTTTTTTCCTCCGTTCCTAAATATCTGTGTTCCCTTTATACCAAAAATACTCGCCACGACAAGGATCCACAGGTTTGTAAACCATGACGGTAATGTTGAGAAGTACTCGAAGAATAACTTCACCTTCTCCATCGCAGTGGGATCATCCGATAAGACTGCCCACATTAATACTATAATCGGAGCCGACAAAATTATCAATACGAATTCGTCTTTCCAGTCCGATTGTCTTGCCTCAAGAAGTTTGCCTTGGTAGGCTTCCTCACCCCGGGCCATTTTCTCTGCATGCATTAATTGTGCATCAGACATGGCCATCTTAGTCTTTTGGCGGTTAGAGTAAATCTTACTACCAGCTTGCAAAGCAATTTTTGCTAAACTGAACCAAGCCATATTAGTACCAAGTAGCTTTAACTGGTTTTTTGTCAGGTCTCATACGTCTAGTACCTTTAACATCAACCACTTGAGATTCATCTGGGTTAGTCATTTCAACTGGGATGCCACCTTGTTGCATTCCGTCTTTACCAACACCTAATTCTTTTTCAATTTTAGGTGCTTTGACGTAACCTTGACCTCTTAAATAATCTTTAGTCATATTGTTCTCCTTATTGTTTAACTATACCTAGTTTTTCTTAAAGTTTCTACCAAAATCGTGAATTTTGCTTCTATCTGCCATGCCTTGTTTAGCTAATGACACGCTTGCACGTAATTTTGCAAGTTTTTCATTTTGGTTTAGCTTATCTTCTTGATTTTCTTGGTTCATCAGAGCTTTTGCAGTGTCAAGATCAATTCTCTCTTGCGCTTCTTCACCTTTTCTCTCATTTTCTTTAGCTCTTAAGTCAACTTCTCTAGCTTTTAACTTAATTAATGGATCACCACTGTACTCACCCATAATTTTTTGCTCTTCATCCATGTAATCTTTAGTCATTTCAGCAATCAACTGTGCTTTTCTTGCATTAATCTTAATTGTTAACGCTTGTGCTTGTGCAACTAGCTCTGGATTTTGTGGATTCATCTTCAACATCATCTGCATTTGTTGTGCTTGTAATAATTCAGAAGAAAATTCTAGTTGAATTTGCTCTTGTGCCATCAAACTTATTCTTTCTAAGATATTTTTTTGTAATGCAGCCATAACTGATGGTGAATTTTGCACCATGTTTGATTTCATAAAGTTTAAATGTGAATCAATGTGAGCTTTGTGGTCTTGGCCAGGGAAAGCTTGGAAAGGTTTCATCCCCATTGCAGCGATTTCTTCTAGCGATGGGTCTAAAGGTGTAGGAGTTGCAGGTGGTGGTAAAATTGCATTTACATTTTTTACACCTAACGCATCATACATAGATCTATACGCTTGATAAAGATCGTGCATCTGTGGATTTGTTTGAGCCAATTGTAATTGTGATTGAGCTAAACTAATTCTTTGTGTTTGTGAAAATATATTTGGATCAGCTACAGGTAAAATATCTACCTTGTCATCAAAGTCTGCAACTTTTACATTTCTTGTTGCACCAGGAACATCATATGGATACTGAGCTGGTAAATAAGTTTTGAATACATCTGTTAATAATTTAAATTCTTGTTTTAATCCTACATATAATCTTTTGTGAATTGCAGACATAACTCTTGAACCTCTTTCAAGAAGAGCAACAGTTGTACCTACAGCAGCAGATTGATTCATATCACCAACTTGTGAGTCAGCAATAGATGCAAATCTTTGTCCTGCTTGTACAACAATACCCATTAATTGTAGTAATGTTGAGTCTGGTCCTTTGAAAGGTAATTGCATAAACTGATCTCTGATGTTTCCACCAGGTGCATCTACATCTCTAAATTCACCAGGTTGTAAAGGTTGCGCATCGTCTCTAATTCTTAATCCTCTTGTTTTAAATCCAGCTGGTAAGTTAGCTAATGTACCAGCATCAAGAAGTTGTCTTAATGCAGCTGTGGCTGTTCTAGTTAAACCACCAATCATGTGAATTAAACCAAAGCCATAAAAACCTGTGCCAGGTAAAAATTTAAATTGTACAAAGTAATTAATTTTATTTTTTAATGGATCATCAACTTTAAAGTTTCTTCTAATTGATAATATCGTTTGATTAACTTCTGCAAACGTAATGACGTAAGGTAATTTAATTCCTGTTGGCACACCATTTTCATCTAGATCTTCATAACCAGGTAAATCTAGATTCGTATGCATTTCATAAAGTGTATACTGATCTTCTTGACCATCTTTTGAGATACCTTCTAATTGTAATTTTTTTTCGTCTAATTGGTTTTCTGTAATTGGAGGTTCACCTAATTTTACATCTCTGTAAAAACCAGCGACTTGTTGTTTTCTTAATTCGTTACCAGACATTTTTATAACGTGAATAATTGCTTCTGTATCTTCTA